GTGTGCTTGACGTTCTTTTTGATACTCATCAAACTCAGCTCGTTGAACTTTTAATTCTCTTGCTTCTTCATGGATTGCGCTTCCTTGTCCAAGAATAGCTGCCGCTTTCTTAGCGTCAATAACAACTTCTTTGCCATTGCGCATAAACTTAAACTTAGCTTTTGGATTACTTTGAGTAAATTCCAAAAAGTCAATTAGTTCTTCGTTTGTAGAATCAGCTTCTGTGTCGCTTACCTGTTCAGGGGCTTCACTTTCTTCTGTGCTTTCGTTATTCTCTTCTAAATCTTCACTACCTTCTGGCTCAACAATGTTTTCAACATTATCGGGTGCCACTGGGGTTTCATCTGTTGCCACATCTGATTCTCCAGTTGCAGTTGGTTGGGTATCTTGACTTTGGTTACGTGATGCATTCCTTGCGGAGAGCATAGCGGCCATTTTGTCAGCGATAGTATTATCCAACGGATTTACTGCTGTGTGCTCAGTGGCCGCACCTAGGTTGGTGTTAGGGCTGATATCGTTCATTTAATTTCCTTTAAGTTAAATCCGTGGGAGGTTGATTAGCCTTTACCACAGATGCTTTCGTAAATACTGCTTGCTTAAGCAGACTTACAAAATCGTCAATAGCTGCGATCTTATTACTTATCGCAACTCGTTTATTGTTGTCCTCTTCGGTGTGTCCTTTGATCAAAGCCAGTTGATCACACCAATCGAACTTTAACTGATGTATAAACATAGCTAAATCTTTGTTTTTTAGCAAAGCAGAGGCTTTATCACCATGTGTTTTGACATTATCTTGTTGTTCTACCGTTAAACTCTTAATAGAACTGGGATTTACGGTCAAACGTGAGTTAAATGCGTCAATAACTTGAGAATCTATCATTTAGTAATCCCTGCTGCGCTATGACCATTCAAAATATTAAGCAATTCAAGCTGTTTTTCGGCTGAAACACCTTGCAACTGTGCTTCAATCTCAACAGTTTGGGCATTTTTGTATTGTCCACTAGCAAGTGACTCGCTTGTTTTGGCTTTTGTAAGCTCTGCTTGTGCGTGTGCAAGCACATCGGCTGCTGGAGGTGGTTTCTTAGCTTGTGCTTCTTGACCTTGTTTGATCATTTGCATAACTTCTTCGTCTGTAGGCAAATAAGAATCACAATCTTTGACAGAAAGTGCATAAAGTGTATCTTCATACGGACGTTTAATCTTAGTCCACATTTGTGGAGTTAATGTTCCTTGTGCAACCAGTGCTTCTACCTTTTGATAAAGCTCAATTTGCGCACCTTTAATCAAATTCAAACGTGCAATTGCATTTTCATCGCTGTTCATGCCTAATGCTAAACTAATACGAATGTCTTTACGTTCGCAGAAATTTAAATCATCAAATGCTTTGCCATCTAAAAACTCAGGTTTGCGATCAGGATGGAATAACTGTGCAATTTTCTTAACACCATAATCATCACTGTATTGCACTAGCGTGCGCCATACTAACCAAATTGCATCTTTTAAACCTTCGCCAGCATTTTTAACTGTGTCATCTTGCATCAACTGATTAGGTCCCAGTGCTGTTTGTAGCTTGATACCGCTATTGCCTGGATCCATCATTTCAGGATTAAACACATCTGCTGGTGTGGTCATACCAATCATGTTCATTGTGTCAGTTTGCATACGTTGCATAGCTGGTTCAATAAACGTAATGTCACCACGTGGAACAGGAAATTCCCACACAGAAGTGTTAGGATCAAATTTACTGTCAAGAATAAAAATAGCAGCTTCACCATCCATCATTTCTTCAAAATCTACGTGTGCGGGATTTACACCAACACGTGCTGTAGATTGTAATAAGCCAAGTTGAATTTCTGCACGATGCATTGAAGTCATGTATTCCTGCATAGGGACTACTGATTCAGCAATACTCATGCCAAAGAAGTTTCCTGGCAATGGTTTTGGATTCATGTTAGCAATAGGAATAAACTCAACTTCCTTTACGCTAATCACATATGAGCCACTGTAAATAATTTCAATAAGTTCTAGTTCACCATCGCCGTCAATGTCGTAACGATCCCAGCAAGTAAAGATGGTAATGTGACGTGCATCTGGATCAGCAGAACTGCCACTGTCCACAGGAATGCCCATAGTAGGAACGGAATCCCGACCATGAATAGCGAGATTGTTAAGAACTGAACCTGCTTGGAAAGCACCGTTTTGATTATATTCCGCATGTCGTCTAAACTCCATTAAATCTATGTCAGGGTATAATTCTGTGGCTTGTTGAATAGTCATTGGATCATAAAATCCGCAGAATGGTTGATCTTGAATTTCTTTAACGTTAGGATCACAAACCCAATAATGTTGCGCAATGTGACGCATACGAATATTAAATGAGTAACCTGTTAATTTGTATTTTGCTTTGTAAGTTGTATTGCGTGCGACAGAATCATCAAACGCTTCTATCATTTCATTATCGGGACTTTGAATTGTTTGATCAGTTTCTTCTGGAATTTCGCCTTCATCAATTTCTTCACCCATAGAATCCATAGATGATTTTAATTGTTCCATGCGTTGATCAATCATTAAACGATGATCTTCTTGTTGTTGCTGTCCTAATGTTTGTTGTGTTTCAGCCAACACACGTTTCATATCAATACGAACTTTACGGCGACTTTGACGAACTGCTTTTAAACCGCTTTCATTAGCTTGCACTTCAAATGCTTTAAGTTGATCTAGTGTGCCTTCAATTTCACGATATAGCGTAATCTTCTCACGCACAGGCAGTATCATTAACATGCCGTTTTTGTGCATGGCTGCATCCATAACCCATTCACGCATAAACTTATGCGGATCATTCATAGAGTTTAAAATTCGATCAACCATTTCAGTAGCTTGACGAGCAGCCACTTCATCTTCTTCATTGTCAGGTGAAAATTCAAAGTCAATTTGACCATTAGGGCAAAGACCTTTGGTAATAACCGCAGAACTATAATCTACAATAGGTTTTACAACTGGATGAATATAATCAATATCATTAACAGGAGCAGTAGATTGTTGAACTGCCATAATAAGATAATGATAGTCACTAAAACGATTTACTGCATTTTTAGTGGCACATAAGCGCAAGTAAGCAGCCGCTTTAATATCCATCTGCCCTTTAAATTTCTTAACACGGGACATCTTACCGTTATTATCACGACCAACAACATTTGATACTGTGCCTTCACCAGCTTGGCTGCCTGACACAGTAGTGTTGTCAATGATTAAATTGCGCATGTTTAGCATTTGTTATTACCTTCTAATATCTTCTTATTTATGTTTTGTTAATTATAACTTCTTTTAAGAGGGTTACTTAACCGTTCCATTTCACGCTGTTCCATCACACCTCGAATGCGATTGCGAGCAGCCACCATATTAGCACGTGGAGTAGAATTAAGTGGTTCAGATAAACCATTTAAACAGCCCAATAGTGCATAACGAGCAGAGTCAATACAGTCATCAGGATCGCTAAATCTACCATGTTCATCCACAAAGTAGTTTTGCGCTTGCGTTAAGAATGTGGTGCAGTTGTCATTAATTAAAAACGTTTCTTCTTCCATCATTTGACGCATTATGTTAATACCAAATGACTTGTGATTGGTCACTTTGCCAGTAGGATCAGGTGGGTTCATAATAGGCTTTTTTAACACGTTTAAACCGTGTTCTTCAAACAACTCACGTATGCTTAAACTGGACATGGTATAACGACCACTAGTAGACGCATCTGCTGGCAATACAATAGGAGCACCAGCCACATGTGGCAATTTAAGATGGTGAATATAATTGGTAGGATTAGCTTCTTCCAATCCGCTTACTATAATTTGACGATCCAACCATACTGTGCCAGTTTTAGGCTGGTGAAACATACGACTAATAACCGTAGCGTCATTGACCAATCCCAAGTCTAGTGCTATAATTTGCTCCATACCCACCATAGTATCCCAGTCAAATTCACCTGATTTATACGTAGGCCAAGTGCGCAATTGGAACACAGCGCCTTTACCCATAACAGGTTTACCAGCAATACGTGCTTCACGTTCATGTGGCAAGTAGTCACGTTCTAACTGTCTACGTGTAGCATTAAGTAGAAAAGGTTCTCCCCACAAATCATACTCAGGCACCATATCCCACGATACACGAATAAATTCATATCCTGGTTCACGATTCCAAAACTTACTTACCAAGCCATTAATGCCTTTTAACGGAGTAAACGAACACATAACTTGACCTTGCGTTGTTGCAGTTCTGGTTACTAATTCACTAAAAAACGGATCAGGTGGTTGTTCATCCAACACACAAAAGTCCAATTTAAAACCTTGCAAGTTACGCACTTCTTGAGTATAGTTACCAAACACCAATCGTGAACGTTGTCCACTAGTATGCATAACTTCCACACTAATAATATTCGGACCTTCAGATCGCATGGTGTCAAATACAATTAACTTGCGTGGAATACTACCACTACCAATTTGATTACTGATCTTACTGTCAGGAGTGCCTAGCAATTCATTTTGCAAAACCATAGCAGTTTGTTGCCACGATTCACCAGCCACAAACACAGTAACAGGCTTGTCATAACGCTTGCCCACCCACCACTCAGGATATAACCCTGTTAGGTGATACGCAGTTTCAAAACACGTTGATACCGTTTTACCAATTCGGTTAGCCGCTAGAATACCACGGCGATCACAATGTGCGCCTGTAGCATAAAATTGTTTTTGATAATCAAATGGTCTAAAGTATTTTAACTGATTAAACTGCATTTCTTCCGCTACAGCTATGGCATAGTCTTGTAGTGGAGCAAGTGTTTTTGAATCCAATTGACGTAGTGCTTCTACAGTAAGTGCGTGTTTGTCACACACCCACCGTATAGCTCTGCGCATTAATACTTCTTGTGCTATCATAGATCGCAGTAAATCGAATATAAGTCAGCGGCTGCACGTGCCAATTCAGCCACTTCACGGTTATCAATAATACCGCTATCTTTTTTCAATCCTAGTTGCAACCGTTCCAGCGTTAAACGCAAACAATGTTCTACTTGTCCAGGCAAGTAATCCCGAAATTTATTATCAGGATTAGCTTGCACACGTGGCGCACGAAAACCTTCTGGTTTACTCATCTGTGCCCCATACGTCACGTAATAGTGTAGAATCAGCACGTGTAATGTCTTTATCCACCCACACGTTCCATACTCCTTGTTTAATCAACACAGCACGCAAGCGTTGTCCAACTTCACTGTAAATGCCATCTTTATCACGCAGGATTTGTTCGCCTGTGCGTGGATCAATCCAACGAATAATCTCAGGACGTTCTTTACCATACTTGTCCAGCACTTTGCCTTCTGGTCGTGGTTCAATCGGTCCCATTACTTCATAAGTTATAACTCCGTTACGATACTTGCGGAACTGACATTGCACTTGTTGTTTACGTGAACGACTTTCACGATCAGGATGCGGAATCATAGGTGAAAAGAATGTAGACGCTACTTGTGCAATAGGAGGCAATCCACCAGCACGTTCAGGCACAGGTTTAAGAGGTTCTTCAGGCACTAGATCAGCACGATCAATATACGGGTTTTCACTACCAATATACTTTGCGTCAACTTCTACACCGTTTAGCACATCCATAGCTATTTGATATTTTACAGCGTTCGAACGTCCTTTTAGATTTAACACGATTTGTGTTTGATCGTATACGAATCGTTCTAATTCTTTGGCTGTGGGGAAATCTGTTTGTAAACCTTCTAGATCAAAGTCCGCACGTGGTTTTGTTTTTGTGTTCATTTCATTTTCTTTCATTTAAGTATTGTTGTATTACGTTTCTATCCCATAAGCATAGAGAACGTTTTGCATCACCATTAGAGGTGTTAGGTATCCAATCATTGATAGTATCAATAGGAGGTGGAAAATTGTAAGGCGCACTACGGAAATCAATGTGTCTAAAGTTTCCAGTAGTAATATCAGAATTATCTACATTTACGTCATAGCAAGTAACCATCAAGAATGGTATACCACTACGAACAAAGTTTTCAAAAGTGCGAATGATATCAGCATGACTAAAGTGGAATAAACAGTCACGGCAAAACAGTAGATCCACACTAGGTAAATCGTCAGTGGCGATGTCCAGTGTTCTAAAGTCAACCGCAGGGTATTTCGCACGATTTTCTTCAATCATAAACTCCACGATATCCGCACCAATATAGCGCAGTTCATGTGGCAGTTCAGTTAATGCCATCCACGAATAATCACCGCAAGGTGCATCCAGCATACTGTTAATATTGTGTGTTAGTAAGAATGGTTTCAATGCCTTACGTAGTGGTTCAGTATAGTGGATAGTAGATCCACCGCCACAAGGCACTTCTTGCCAATAATGTGTTCGAATAATATATTCAAAGATTTGTTTCATTTCATTGTTCACGACTGATCTCCCATAGTTTGCGTGCTAATTCAATACGTTCCACACCACGACTACCGTGGTAATGTATAATGCCAGCTTCATTCCAGCGGACTCCATTGTTCCAAGTGTTGCTCGCTTGATCACAGTTCCACGGTGTTTGGTAAACTAGATCTGGTCTATAGCAGTCCTCTAGTTTAAGTTTACCGTTTTTACTGTGCCAAAGTATTTCATTTAGTGATTGTTGTTCATAGTCCCAAATGTCTGGATTCCACTTAACAGATTGTCTACGATAAAGATCCCATAGGTCATCGTTCATCATAGCTGGAAAGTATCGGACTCCACAGTTAAAGTATGGCTTACCGTTTAGATCGCCTTTGGGATCGGTGTAGTTGAATAGCCTAAAGTTATCCCATTCATTAAAGAAGTTAGCCGTGTTCATAAACACAGTATCACTGTCTACAAATAGGATATTGCAAGGTGTTTCATGCCATAAGTCATAAGTTGATAACCAGTTGCGTTTGAATACCGCATGATGATTCTTCACCATACCATTCCACACAATGATCTCATACTTGCCAGCCAAATGTCGTTTGCAAGATTCGATTGAGATCTTGGTCATCTCACCGTATATCTCTGACTTTGCTGGATTATCTTCTAGTGTGTAATCACTATAGACAACGTAATTCTTAATCTTCATTTCTACTCTTTTCAATGTTAGTGATAGCTGTTGCGCACAGCTATCTAAGCGGATGGAATAACGGAGAGTTGAAAACCATCATACAGGACCCAGTTGCATTATGACGGATGCAACCAGTAATGCGCCACTGTGTAGGCGCATATTCTTACTTATTGCCCTTGGTCGGACCTCTACCTTTATTTGTGTTCGGACTAATCTGACCTTGATTCTTTTGATGATTGGTCTTAGGCACATCAGGCTTTTGACTACGTTCACCAATGGCATTAGCAATCTCACGTGCAGTAGCACCCCACGCTTCTTTAGCCTTAATGAACGCTGCTCGTTTAGAGGCTGTTCCAGCGTTGCCAGTTGTAGGACCACGCTTTTGATTTATAGTCTTATCCATTATTGAGAATTTCCTTTTCTTGGACCAATACCCATATTGTAATCATACTTACAGGCTGGCACTTCTTTGGTGCCACTAGGATTACGCTTTTGTTCACGACCAGTTGCATGTGCTGGTGGCAGTTTACCACTCACACCTGTTGAACCTGCACCAACCTTAGTCGGACCTCTACCGTAATTCTCTTTAGCACTACGACCAGAAGCATTAGTTTGGAATGCCTTACTATAGCCACCTGGCTTATCGGAGTTGTCTAATCCCATAAATCCAAGACTGCCTCCACTGTTTGAATGTTGTTTCATTGTTATTACCTTTCGAAAGTTAACAATATTATTTAGCTTTTGGTTTAGACTTCTTTTTCATCTTTTGTTTCTTTTTCTCACCAGCTTCAGAATATGCAATTGCCACAGCCTGAGCTTTTGGTTTACCAGCTTTAACCTCTGCACCAATGTTCTTACCAAATCCTTTACTACCAGGTTTCGCACCTTTAATTAACGGCATAATTCTATCCTTATTTTATGTTCACGGTTCTTGACCGTTATCACTGTTGTCAATCAGTGTGGCTTCAACGTTATTCAATTTGTTTAACGATTGTTCTTGTAGTGCTACGGTGCCTATCGTTTCTAGCGCCTTTAAGAACGCTTGTTGACGATTCTCCACCGTGCTTGTTTCATCTACTGTAATATGTGTTTGGTCAGCTAGTAATTTGCCTAGGAATAATTGATCATACTTATATCTAAGGTGCCGATCACTTTGTGCTTCAATGTAATTACGTGCAAGAGCCTGTTCGAATGGTAGTCCCGCAGTATTTAACGCTGCAAGAAGCGTGGCTGCTGTTACTTTGTTTGTAGATCCTTTCGGACGGCCTGCGCCTGGCATAGCGGGACGCAACAAAATTTTCTTAGATTTGTTATCTTCTTTTTCCATACTATTATTTATGATATTTCAAACAACTCTTCAAAAGTATTATCAACAGTAGTCCACGCTTCAATGCGTTTTTCACTGATATCAATATATTTTTGATCCATGTCTATACCTACATATTCATGTCCTAATTTTACAGCTGCCATACCTGTTGACCCACTACCATTAAACGGATCTAATACTCGTCCATTAGCAGGAGTTACTAATTTAATAAGATAATTCATTAATGCTTGTGGCTTTACAGTTGGATGATTGTTACCAGTATTTTTAATTTCTTTATCATTAGCTATACACCATTTTTCATAAATCTCTGGAATTCCATGTGCTTTTATGTGTCCTAAGTGTGGTAAATAAATTTCTTTACTTCCATTAATAGATTTGTTGCCTTGTGCATCAATCCAATATCCTCCCATTTCATCTAACATTTCTTTTTGAGTTAATACATCGTTGCCATTTGTTATAACCTCTGAATTTATATTATGAACTTGATATCCGCCGCCATCTGCTCCTGGGTGTCTTGGGCCTGGATCGGCATAACCTATATGCCGTTCTTTGCGACTAATTTTAGGACAGTAGAAGTATTTTTGATAATCATTTATTTCTCCCATAACGTTTGATGGATAACGATTACCCTCAACCCTAGTAGCATCTATGTTTAATGCGCCTGTTTTATATTGTTGAATATTTTTAGCAACAGATTGTGTTAATGGTTTACGTGCCATTACGATAGGTTCATGCGCTGGTTTTAATGCTGTTCCCCATCCTAACCATTCATTAGAATTAGAATTTTTATTTGTTTTTTGAATAAATTTACCCACATCTTGTGATTTGGGGAATCCAGATGAATATAACCACATAATCTGATCTCTTATTTCAAACCCACTATTTTCAACCATTATTGCCATCCAATGATATGATCTTGCAGCCGAAAATGCCAATAAATGTGCGCCTGGTTTTAACACTCTGAAGCATTCTTTAAATACTGGAGTTAAATCTGTATCTTCACTATCCCACGCTTTGCCCAAAAAGTTGATAAGATACGGTGGGTCTGTGACCACTGAGTCAAAGTGATTATCGGGATATTGTTTTAATACTTCAGCAGAATTACCTGCATGTAATGTAAATTTTTTCATATTCTTTTCTTTTCTATAAATTCTATTAACGTCTAGGTGTAATCGGATTAGGATTAGGCACTACACGTCTATTAGGCATTTGCACACCTACTGTATTGTTTTTCATCATTCGCTCCTTATATCTTCTAATACATGACCGTTCATAGTTTGTAGATACGCTATTACACCACCATCATTGTGTAGATACCAAGTAGTTGATAATATAGACTCTTCTTCAGGTTCTGTGGTAACTAATACCATTCTAGGCACTTTAATTATTTCTAATTGGAATGCTCTAACTTGACCTGTTTCCCAAGTTCGCTCTCTACGTATCATTTCTACTATACCGTATTCATTACTATCTAGATAACAGTTTTCTAACCAGTTTACACCCATTAAATCATAGCCTATTGAGTATTGTTCTGGTGGTTGTGTAGACTCTATAATTTCTCTGTATACATCATAAGGAACCGTGGCTAAATTCTCTGGATAATAGAATGCACCGCTTTGGAATAATGCGCATAATGCTTGTTGTGCTCGTTCTAGATTCATTGTTGGTTCCTTGTTGTTTAATTTATTTATTCAATCTCTGTAATACGTTTTCTAATAGTGCCTGCTTGTAGTAATAACTGTTTAGCATGTTCTTGTAGTGTAAACTTGTTGGATACATTAGACTCACGACTAGCTCTGATTGCTAACTCTTTGGCTTCACGTTGGAAGCGTTTAATGGTTGCTTCATACTGTTTAATTTGTTGTTGTTTGTAGTTCATTTTGTTTCCTTTGTGTTGTATTTAGTGTTTATTGTAGACTGAGTAAATTTCTTAATAATAACTCCGTCTCTAGCGTGATTCATTGTTTATCTAGTTGATGCACTATATCACGATGGTGTCCGTTGTGGGTTGGTGCTACTTTACCTGTTATATGTGTGTAAAGTGCATCAAAATAGCGTGGGTTATAACAGTCTAGTGCTTCTAGTAATCCGCTACTAAATGAATAGTTGTGTGTGGCTGTTGCACGCTCTAGCAATTCTTTAGTAATCTTATTAATAGTGTGATCGTGTTCTGTGCCTGTTAATCTAACTGTGGCTGATCTGTAATTAATTGGTAATCGTTCACTTTGTGCTTGATCAATTGCATATTCAATGTGCTTGGATGGGAAGTCATTTAATATCAATCTAATGGCAAATGTGGCTGCTTCTTTAATTCTGCCTGCTCTGGTAATATCATAGTTGTTGTCACGTTCTTCTGCAATTTGACGATCTAGGTATTCGTAAACAGTAGTGATCTTGCCTAATGCGTTGCTAACTGTATAACGTGCTGTTTCTAATTGATGATAGTCTTTTGGCTCATAGTTTGGCAGTATTGCTGTTTCGTATAGCTCAATCCAGTTCATTAAATTGCGTGCGTCATGCTGTGTAAATGAATAAACATAATCAGATAGTGCAGACCAACGATCATGTTGTATAGCTATGGCACGTTTTTGTAGTTGATTATAGAATCGTTCGTCTTGTTTGGAATAGAATTGATCTTGGCTTTCAGCTTTTAGCAAGCCGTAAAGCACAGTTTTACCGTTATAAGCACGTTCGTGTAGTTCTTTTACTTGATCTAGTGGTAACTTGTAAGTAAGTGAATTGCCGTTGTGTGATTTGCGAAAGTAGAAGTATTTCATTTTGTGTTTCCTGTAAGTGCTGTTGCTAACATCAAGCTAATATCTTGTTGACGTGTTCTGGCTAGATCAATCGTGGCTAAACGCTGTGCTTGTTCTAGTGTGGCAACTAAGTTGCGTGCTTCTTGTAATGCTTGTTGTAGTTCTACTAAGTGTGTCATGTTTAAATCTCCTGTAAGTTTGTGTAATAGTATTTAGTGTATATTAAATCACCTGTAAATTTTTCTGTGTCTAAATAATCTTATGGAACAACGTATACAAGAATTGCTTAAGCCTTATGCTATTGTGGATTGGCGCTATCTTGACGGCTATTATAAGAATTGCCGTGGATGGCGCATTCAACGTATACGCATGTATGATCCTAAAGAAGTTCGTGAATCTAATAAAGAAGTTTTACCCTTAGTTCGTATTGATAAATAATATTACAGTAGTAGCATTTGGTAGTGGTGCTACTGTGTAGCGTGTATGTTCCTTGGCGGGTCATACACGCTTTTTTATTTGATTTCGAATAATCTGTGGAATACTGTAGGACGTTCTGCCATAATAACAAGTGCACGTGCTACTTCATCTTCTGTTAAATGCATTAACTTACGTGGTTTGCTATCAGCATCAATCAAATTGTCTTGTCGTTTAGCTAGTTTTAATCCATCAAATAAACCACGATAATCATCAGTAGTTACTATATGTGCCCATGCTGCGTAGTTATTCATAGTATCATCTACATAAGTGTGGAATAGTTCTTCTGTGTCTACATCAAAGAATGTTAGTTTATAATAATAGTTGCTGGCATTAGCACTTAAGCTCTTACTGGCTATTGGTCCTTGTTTATCTATTAGAATTAATTGTGTTGTTGTTTTAAGCATTTGTTTATCTCCTGTATACTATTATTTAGTTCGAATTGCAAAAAGTGGTATTTTAGTGGGTAATTATAGTCACTTTCGAGATGTCTAACGACATCTATTCGTTAACTCGTAAACTCGTTAACTCATATTGTTTTAATAATTAATCCATCATTATGTTTGAGTCGTTATCGCGCCTGTTAAGGCACGTTAATAATGGTTATTATGCCATCATCGTTATCTAATACACGCACCGTATAGGTCAGTAGGTTTTGCTATCACTGTTTAGCGTGGAACAACGCTGTTGTCTGTAGTATTAGATCACTAGTATCAGAACAACATGCAAGGTAGTTTTTCAACTGCGTAGTCTTGCTCACTTTTT